GAAGCACCTGAAGTACCATCATTACCTGATGAACCTACTGTTCCGCTTGATCCTGAAGAACCTGAAGTTCTTGAAGAACCTGAAGTTCCGTTAACACCTGAAGTACCCATTGTACCAGATGAACCTGAACTACCACTTGTTGCACTTGCTGCTGATTGACCAGCTATACCTGCTGAACCTGAAGTACCGTTTGAACCCGTTGAACCTGAAGTACCACTTGTTTGTGAAGCACCTGAAGTACCTGCTACTCCTGAACTACCTACAGTACCTGATGAACCACTTGTTCCTGAAGTTTGAGAAGCGCCTGAAGTACCTGCGTTACCACTTGAACCTATTGTTCCTGATGAACCACTTGAACCACTTGAACCACTGGTTCCACTAGTTTGGCTTAATCCACTAGTACCGGCAGCACCCGAAGAACCAACTGTACCTGATGAACCACTTGAACCTGAACTACCACTAGTTCCGCTTGTTTGAGATAAACCTGAAGTTCCAGCAGCACCTGAAGAACCAACAGTTCCTGAGCTACCTGAAGTACCACTAGAACCTGAAGAACCAGATGTTCTAGAAGCACCTGATGTACCGTCTACACCACTTGAACCGTTAGTTCCCGAAGAACCACTTGAACCACTTGTACGTGATGAACCTGATGTACCATTTACACCTGAAGTACCCATAGTTCCTGAAGAACCACTAGAACCTGATGTAGCACTTAATGCTGATTGACCAGCTATACCTGCACTTCCTGATGTACCATTAGAACCTGTTGTTCCTGATGTACCTGAAGTTTGAGATGAACCACTTGTTCCAGCAGCTCCAGATGAACCTGAAGTACCTGCTGAGCCAGAGGTTCCTGATGTTTGACTTAATCCTGAAGTACCAGCAGCACCACTAGAACCTACTGTTCCTGATGAGCCACTTGAACCTGAACTACCGCTAGTACCACTTGTTTGTGAAGCACCTGAAGTACCTGCGGCACCTGTTGAACCAGAAGTTCCTGATGAACCACTAGAACCAGAAGTGCCTGAAGTTTGTGAAGCACCTGATGTACCTGCTGCTCCTGTACTACCTGAAGTACCAGATGAACCTGAAGATCCTGAAGTACCTGAAGTTGCACTTGCACCTGAAGTACCAGCAGCACCTGAGCTACCTACTGTACCAGAAGAACCAGCACTTCCACTTGAACCAGAAGTTCCACTTGTTTGAGAAGCGCCTGATGTACCGGCTACGCCTGAGCTACCTACTGTACCTGAAGATCCAGAAGATCCTGAGCTACCACTAGTTCCTGATGTACGAGAAGCGCCTGAAGTACCATCAGCACCTGATGTACCTGAAGTACCACTTGAACCTGAAGAACCTGATGTTCTACTTGCTCCACTAGTTCCATTAACACCTGAAGTACCCATTGTACCAGATGAACCAGAAGATCCTGAAGTAGCACTTGCTGCACTTTGACCTGCTATACCTGCGGAACCTGAAGTACCGTTTGAACCAGTTGAACCTGATGTTCCTGATGTTTGTGATGCACCTGAAGTACCTGCTGCACCACTAGAACCAGAAGTACCTGAACTACCGCTTGAACCTGAAGTTCCTGAAGTTTGGCTTAATCCTGATGTACCTGCTGCTCCTGAAGAACCAACAGTACCTGAACTTCCACTTGAACCTGAAGAACCTGATGTTCCAGATGTTTGTGAAGCGCCACTAGTTCCAGCATTACCTGATGAACCTACAGTTCCTGATGAACCTGAACTACCGCTTGAACCTGAAGTTCCACTTGTTTGACTTAATCCACTAGTACCTGCTGCACCTGAAGAACCGCTTGTTCCTGAAGAACCTGAAGATCCTGATGAACCTGAAGTACGACTTAAACCTGAAGTACCATCTACACCACTTGAACCTACAGTACCACTTGAACCACTTGAACCTGATGTACGAGAAGCACCACTTGTACCATTAACACCACTAGTACCCATAGTTCCTGAAGAACCAGAGCTACCACTTGTTTGTGATTGGCCGCTTTGACCAGCTATACCGGCACTACCACTAGTACCGTTTGAACCTGTAGAACCACTAGTTCCACTTGTTTGACTTAATCCACTTGTACCTGCAGCTCCTGTTGTACCTGAAGTACCACTTGAACCAGAAGTACCTGAGGTTTGTGAAGCGCCTGATGTACCAGCATTACCTGATGAACCTACAGTACCTGAGCTACCACTTGAACCAGATGAACCTGAAGTTCCGCTTGTTTGACTTACACCACTTGTACCAGCATTTCCACTTGAACCAACTGTTCCTGAAGAACCAGCAGATCCTGAACTACCTGAAGTACCTGAAGTTTGAGATAAACCACTAGTTCCAGCAGCTCCTGATGAACCAACTGTACCTGATGAACCACTTGTTCCTGAAGAACCACTAGAACCACTTGTACGAGAAGCACCAGAAGTACCATCAACACCTGATGAACCTACAGTACCTGAACTTCCTGAACTTCCTGATGTACGTGAAGAACCTGAAGTTCCGTTAACACCAGAAGTACCCATTGTACCTGAAGAACCACTAGAACCGCTAGTTGCACTTAAAGCACTTTGACCTGATATACCAGCACTTCCTGAAGTACCATTTGAACCTGTACTACCTGAAGTACCGCTTGTTTGACTTGCACCTGAAGTACCAGCATTACCTGTACTACCTACAGTACCTGATGAACCACTTGTTCCTGAAGTTTGTGAAGCGCCACTAGTTCCAGCATTACCACTTGAACCTACAGTTCCGCTTGATCCTGAAGATCCTGAACTACCAGAAGTACCAGATGTTTGACTTGCTCCTGAAGTTCCAGCATTACCTGAAGAACCAACGGTACCTGAGCTACCGCTTGAACCTGAACTTCCACTAGTTCCTGAAGTTTGGCTAGCACCTGATGTACCTGCTACTCCACTTGAACCTACAGTTCCTGAAGAACCTGAAGATCCTGAACTACCACTAGTTCCTGATGTGCGACTTGAACCACTAGTTCCATCAACACCTGATGAACCTTGTGTACCAGATGAACCTGATGAACCAGATGTTCTTGAAGAACCACTAGTACCGTTTACACCTGAGGTACCCATAGTTCCTGAAGAACCACTAGAGCCACTTGTTGCACTTAAAGCACTTTGGCCTGATATACCTGCTGAACCTGAGGTACCATTAGAACCAGTAGTTCCACTTGTACCTGAAGTTTGACTTAATCCTGAAGTACCAGCATTACCTGAAGTACCATTTGAACCTGAAGTTCCTGATGAACCAGAAGAACCACTTAATCCTGATACTCCATTAAATCCATTTAGACCTGAGCTACCTGAAGATCCTGTAGTACCTGAAACTCCTGATGAACCATTAGTTCCTGTTGAACCACTAGTTCCACTAGTTTGTGAAGCACCTGAAGTACTTGAAGCACCACTTGAACCTACTGTACCTGAACTTCCGCTTGATCCTGAAGAACCGCTTGTACCACTAGTTTGACTTAATCCTGAAGTTCCAGCTGCACCACTTGAACCTACAGTACCAGAAGAACCTGATGAACCCGATGAACCTGATGTGCCAGATGTGCGGCTAATACCGCTTGTACCATCGTTACCTGAAGAACCCGATGTTCCTGATGAACCTGAAGAACCGCTTGTTCTAGACGCTCCACTTGTACCATTAACACCACTAGTACCCATAGTACCACTTGATCCTGATGAACCACTAGTTTGGCTTTGACCGCTTTGACCTGCTATACCTGCTGAACCTGAAGTACCGTTTGAGCCAGTACTACCGCTTGTTCCACTTGTTTGACTTAATCCACTTGTTCCAGCAACACCTGTTGAACCTGAAGTTCCTGAGCTACCGCTTGAACCTGAAGTTCCGCTAGTTTGACTTAATCCTGAAGTTCCAGCTGCACCACTTGAACCTACAGTTCCTGAACTTCCGCTTGAACCAGAAGATCCTGAAGTACCTGAAGTTTGGCTAGCACCTGAAGTACCAGCTGCTCCTGAAGAACCTACTGTACCTGAAGATCCAGCACTACCGCTCGAACCTGAAGTTCCAGAGGTTTGGCTAGCACCTGAAGTACCTGCATTACCTGAACTACCTACTGTACCACTTGAGCCAGAAGATCCTGAACTACCACTTGAACCTGATGTACGAGAAGCACCTGATGTACCATCATTACCTGAACTACCTACAGTACCTGATGAACCTGAAGAACCTGATGTTCTGCTTATTCCTGATGTTCCATTAACTCCAGAGGTACCCATTGTACCTGAAGATCCTGAACTACCACTTGTTTGACTTTGACCACTTTGGCCCGCTATACCGGCACTACCACTAGTACCGTTTGAACCAGTAGAACCACTGGTTCCACTTGTTTGACTTAATCCTGAAGTACCAGCTGCTCCTGAAGAACCAACTGTACCACTAGAACCTGAAGATCCAGAGGTTCCTGAAGTACCTGAAGTTTGTGAAGCACCACTTGTACCTGCTGCTCCTGAACTACCAACAGTACCGCTTGAACCAGATGAACCTGATGTTCCAGAAGTACCTGAAGTTTGTGAAGCACCTGAAGTACCTGCAGCCCCTGAGCTACCTACTGTACCTGAAGATCCAGCGCTACCACTAGATCCACTAGTTCCACTTGTTTGACTTATGCCTGAAGTACCAGCATTACCACTTGAACCTACAGTACCAGTTGAACCTGATGAACCGCTTGAACCTGAAGTTCCAGAAGTTTGACTTAATCCACTTGTACCGGAAGCACCTGATGAACCAACAGTACCGCTTGAACCTGATGAACCACTTGTACCTGAAGTACCTGAGGTTTGAGATAAACCAGAAGTACCAGCAGCACCTGATGAACCAACAGTACCACTTGAACCTGCACTACCACTTGAACCTGAAGTTCCACTAGTTTGTGAAGCACCACTTGTACCTGCTATTCCTGTACTACCAGAAGTACCAGCAGAACCACTTGAACCACTTGTTTGACTAGCACCACTTGTACCTACAGCACCTGTTGTACCTGAAGTACCACTTGAACCTGAAGAACCAGATGTACCACTAGTTTGTGATAAACCTGATGTACCAGCTACGCCTGAGCTACCTACTGTACCTGAAGAGCCTGATGTTCCGCTTGTTGTAGAAGCACCTGAAGTACCTGCTACTCCTGAAGAACCAACAGTACCGCTTGAACCTGAAGTACCGCTTGAACCTGAACTACCACTTGTTTGTGATAATCCTGAAGATCCTATATTTCCTGAAGTTCCTGAAGTTCCTGAAGAACCACTTGAACCTGATGTTTGACTTAATCCTGATTGTCCTGCTACTCCTGATGAACCTGCAGATCCTGAACTACCACTAGTTCCACTAGTTTGACTAATACCAGAAGTACCAGCATTACCTGAAGTACCATTTGAACCTGAAGTTCCTGATGAACCAGAAGTACCTGAAGTTGAACTTAAACCACTTTGACCTGCTATTCCAGAACTACCGGCTGTTCCTGAAGTACCTGAAGTACCTGAAGTTTGGCTTGCACCTGAAGTACCAGCATTACCTGATGAACCTACTGTACCTGATGAACCTGAACTACCACTTGAACCCGATGTTCCTGAAGTAGAACTTAAACCTGATTGTCCTGCTACTCCTGAAGTACCACTAGTTCCTGAAGAACCAGCACTACCACTTGAACCTGATGAACCACTATTAGCTGATGCTCCTGAAGCACCACTTGAACCTGAAGTTCCTGAAGAACCTGTACTACCTGATGTACCACTAGTTTGACTAGTACCGCTTGTGCCAGCCTCTCCACTTGAACCTACTGTACCCGATGAACCTGATGAACCGCTTGAACCTGAAGTACCACTAGTTTGAGAAGCGCCTGAAGTACCTGATACACCAGATGAACCTGAAGTACCTGAAGTACCTGAAGTACCAGAAGTATCTGAAGTACCGCTAGAGCCAGCAGTACCTGATGATTGACTTAATCCTGATGTACCTGAAGAACCAGATGTTCCAGAAGTACCTGAGGTACCACTAGTACCTGATTGTCCTGCTGTTCCTGAAGAACCAGCAAATCCACTTGTTCCTGATGTAGAGTCAACATATCCTACTAATCCGGTTGTTGGATTATATGTTACAAGATAATGAATATCTTGATAAGGTAATTGATATACTACTAAAGGATTAGAACCAGAGATTAATAAAGATCCAGTAATAACTGCTGAACCTGAATATGGAAAACCAACTCCTGAACCGGAAATATAAATAGTAACAGCATTTGTACTAAATCCTGTTACTTCTGCTGAACCCGAAATGTTAATAGCAGGTACACTTGCACTTACTAATATACCATTTTGATATATATCTATTGTTCCTGCACCTAGACCACCATCTGGGGCAGCTTGGAAAACACCTATTGGAACCTGATCGAGGAATCTAACTTTGGCCATTAATTAATTAATTATCCTATATAAATATTGGCCTTATCCGATTGAAGTTGTTCTTTTCTGAGCTTCTTTTATTTTTGGTGTTTCTGTAATAATTCTTGTTTCACCAACAGTTCCTGTGAATATAGCTTCATTACTTGTTGCTTCAACCGAGAATATAATTTTAGATCTTTCGTCAAATTTCTTAATAGCAGTCATATCTTTTTGTATAGTATCAGGGATTATATATCCGTTTAATTTTATATTAAATGTACTTCTTACTATTCTTTCTTCGTTATTAGATAATTCAGTTTGGAAACCAAATGAATCAATCATTGCTCTGAATTGAAATAATTGAGGGTCTCCCCAATAAGCATCAGAAGCATATTCAATAGCTTCAATTATTTTATTTAATTGTTCTACATAATATGTAAAAACAGTACATGAATAAGTAATAGTTAAATAATCAGGAACTACAACAGCGTAGTATGTTTTAGATGGAGTTCTATTATTTAATACTGTAAAGTTATCATAAGCTTCTTTAGTAGTATATTTTTTAGTAAATACTCCAAAATTATTAGGATTATTAGCATCTAATTTATTTGCTATTGATCTATTTTTATCCATAGATTCACGTTTAATAGCAATTAAAGGTGCTTGTATTCTTCCGTTTTGATCTCTATAATACCCATCACGTTGATATGATTTAAACTTTTCGGGTGAAGCATATATAAGAGGAACAGATAATCTTTGACCATTTTGTATTACAAAAGGTTGTATTACATTATTAAAATAATAAAATACAGATTCATCTATATCTTTAATACCAACAGAAAATGGTTTAGTATTATCTCCTCTAAAAGATGTCTGTAATGACCTGTTTCCTTTTTCGGAAAATAAATTAGGATCTCCTTGTTGAGGATAATCAGGGATATGTTGTTTTAAACTAAGATCCCTTTGGGTTGGTGGGGTTGGTTTTCTTACAGGAGCCATTACATTCTTGAATTAATAATATTTAATCTATCTGATGGTACATAATGACAATTACATTCTATATCTACATTATATCCAAAATTTTCTAATCCTGGGTTTAGTGGATTATTTCCAGCAGCATCATAATAAGGGTATTCTGGGTCTTTACCCATAAAATATTGGGTAGCATTAGTATTATCAACTTCCCAATATGCATTTTGAAACTGTATAATATCTCCTACTTCAGGATGAATACTTGCTCCATATTGGATAGGTTGGGATTGAAAAGGACCAAATCCTTGACCTTGGTTTGCTGAATTAAGTGCTGGGAGTAAATCGTCACGTAAAAATCTAAAAGTAATAGGCCAATCAAAATCAACACCTAAATCACTTGTTGGGGATGTTGTATCTCCTATATCTATAAGAGCAAATAACATAACAGGATCAGCAAAATACCTTCCGTCAACAACTTCACCATACATATTAGTTTTAGATTGTGCAACTTTATACTTATAGTAAATAACTTCTTGAGATATAATATTTCCCATCAACTCTCGGTTGATTCTTCTAAACATGCTTATATCTCTTGCTCCTCCGTATAATGCCATATTATCCTATAAAAATTGTCATTGGTACTTGATTTAATTCTGCTTGTCTAGCCACTGATTCTGCTTGTCTTCTTTCTAACAATTTTTGGCGTGATGTATCATCAAAATATTCTCTTAATCTTAAAATTAAAGCTTCTTTTTCAGCAGTAGCTGATGATACTAATTCATTACCATTTAATGTTACTTCTGAACCTGGTATTGGAATCGATGAATATTTGTTTCTTACTAATCCTAATACTTCTTTAGCTTTAGCTAATGTATATTCAAAAATCCAACTTCTACCTACTGAATTAATGTTTGAATAAACTGGATTTACATAAGGTACATTTGAAGTATTTGATATTTTATTTGTACCATCAGCAAAAGCAGCATCTATTCTATCTTGAATTTTAATAAAATCAAATACTAAGTATTGACCATACCATAAATCTTCTCCTCCATCAAAATCACCACCTGCAAATCCTGTACCTGGTACAGGAAATACTGATAGAATATTGTTTACAATATTAAAGGTATAATTTGAAAGTGTTACTTGGTTTTGCATTTCAATTGCTTGAATGTTTTGCATAGTAAAACTTGTAGGCATCATAAGATAGTTTGCATATCCATATCCAAAACCGTATAAACCAGCAGGAGGAACACCTCCTAAACCACCTTGTCCAGTTAAAAGTGAAGTTGAATATAACTGATTAATTGCTGGAGGTGCTTGATAGAATACATTTTTTATTTCTATACCACCAACAATACCTTGATCTTTAGCCCATAAAGATAAATCATAATCTTGAACTCCAGGTGTTAATGTTAATCGACCTTTATACCAAGTTACATTACCACCAGCACCTGCTTCTTCACCATATTGTTGTGATAATCTAACAATAGTAGCCATTGTAGGAGTAACTACATCTGTATTTACATCTATTGATGTAGAAGCACCTTCTAAAGATAAATAATTATCTCTTGTTTGATAAGCATATAATTCATTACCGTATATAGTAACAGCTTCTTCAAATCCAGCCCAGAAATTAATATCTTGTAATTCGACGTTTTCAATAGGATATCCTAAACGTAAAGCACAAAAGTTAGCTACTTTATTAGCATCAAGTTTAAATTGAGAATCATTATCATAAAACCCAAAAGGGGTTGGAGGGGGCCATACATTCAGATCATAATATGAAGCTGATACTTGAGCAAAGGATGATGAACCAGGCCAAATTGGAATATTAGACATAATTTTTTATTAAGTTGTTACAATATAATATTCTATACTTGCTGAACTACCTGAAGGTTCAACTTTAACTGATTTAATGTCACTAAAAGATAAACCACTTGTACTTCCTGTCATTTTTGTTGATGACATCATATATGAACTACCAGTTGCTATCAAATAACTCATAGCTTCTGTTGAAGAGGATACTATTAATTTAATTGGGGTTGTTGCAGAATTATTAGTTACTCTAACATACTGAACACTACTTGTTACAAAAGTACCAGCTCCAGGTACATTATCAAATGAAAATAATGTAGTAACTGATCCTGAGGGAACACTTAATATTCTATTATCAACATAATTAATATTATTAATTGTTTGAGTAACAGAAGAACCTACATTATCTCCATTTAATGTTAAAATTTCAAATATTTGGGAAGTAAAAGTTGCCATGCTTTTTTCATATAAATATTGAAAAAATATGGTTCTAACTTATTTTTTAGAATTTCCTGTAGTGCCAGAAGTTCCTAAACTCATTCCTTTTTCATATGCATCGTTGTATAGATTAATTAAATCTTCTACAATAGGATCTCTATGATTTAATTTTAAAGTAATTGCTGATAGATTTTTAATTTTTTTAGCAGCAGCATATAAAAATTTAAATCCAGAATCACGTTTTTGTTTTAAGTCTACCTGAGCATCATCACCACAAATAATCATTTTAGATCCTTTACCAATACGAGTTACAATCATTTCCATTTGTTCGTGTGTTACGTTTTGAGCTTCGTCTACAATTACTACACAATTTACAAATGTTCTACCTCTCATAAATGATACAGGAACAATCTCAATTTGACCTTCAGCAATACATTTTTCTACTTTATCTTTATTATAAAGTAAATACATGTTTTGATAAATTGGTTGAACCCAAGGATCCATTTTTTCTCTTAAATCACCTGGTAGGAATCCAATTTCTTCTTTTGATACAGTTGGTCGGGTAATAATTACCTTTTCAACCTCTCTCATAAATAAACGTTCTAAACCAATTTGACAAGCAAGTAATGTTTTACCTGAACCTGCTGCTCCAGCTAATAAAGTAATAGTACTTTCTAATATTTTAGCTTTAGCAAGTTTTTGTTCCTCGTTTAATTGTAATTTAAATGTAATCGGATTTTTTGGCTTGCGCTTTTCTTTGAAGATCTCGTCTTCATGAGTTGGTTGAGTATTCATTAAAATTAATTTTTACAAGTTGGTCTAAGCCAGCATTAACATGCATAGCATCATCTAAACATAACTCGAAATCATATCTATCATCTAGTGGTAACACCAAATCAACTTGTGAACCCCATCTAATTAAAGAAAATCTTTCGTTTTGAGCAAAAACATCGTTTTGGTCCATAGTAAATGGAGCAATAACGTTTACATCCTCGTCTGCAATTTGAATTAAGTAATAAGTATAATCTAAAGATGGTGAATAAATTTTATTCCACATACGTTCGTTATACTTTAAGTATTCCATGTTTGCGGGGTTAATTTTTTTATTTAATATATCTTTTTCAACCGCTAACATTGGTTTGTTTGTTGATTGAATCGCGTCTAACGGTTTATATGACAACAGACCTCCATAAGGTATACGATTGATGTGAACATCGTAAAACGACATAAATATACCAATAACCAATGAAGGTTTGTTATATTCATCATCACCCATAACATCTTGAAGAGTATAATTTACACCCTTAATCTCAACTATAGGTTCAGTAGGATCTTTAATAAATTTTTGGTATAAAATAGTTCCATCAGCAGGTGAATAAAAATGCTCATGGTCAATATAATTAGGACGAATTGGGTCTCTAAAGAAAAATACATTAGATAATTCGCCTACAGGCATTTTTTGAAGTTGTTTAACCTCAGTACTTAACCACTCTTGTAATGTTTGTGCCATTATTATAATAAGGTTTTATTGTGGTCAACTCTGTTTAAGTGCATCATCATACAAGATAACATAGCACCTGATTTCATATATTCTGATAGGTTAAAGATAACAGGTTCCATACCAGCATCGCCACAAATCTTTTCTAATGTTTCGATTTTATGTTTTTCACCTTCATAATATTCATGTGATTTTTTTAATTCAGCAATGTTTGAAGCACACATAATCATGTTACCCATTCTTACTGAATTTGTTAATCCACATAAAGCATCATCAACATGAATATCAATAATTTCAGTATGTTTTTCCATTTCAGCTATTTCTTCAGAATCAAATAATTCAGTACAAACTAATGTTTGATCGTTATTCAAAGCAAAAATAGAACAATCTAAATGATACAAATACTCATCAACCATAGCTACCTTAATGATATCCATATTGTATTGTTCTTCCATCCACTCATATGCTTTAATGTTTGAACGAATACCATAACCACCAATATATTTGTTACCATAAAGATATTTCAAATCAGCTTCACCTTCCCACTTATATGGAGAAATGGCTGTTTTATAACCCATTTGATTAAAGTATTTTTCTCCTACTTTTTCTTCACCTTTACGAGGATCAGAAGTAAAGTTAGATAAAATAATATGGTTTTCATTTTTAATATGAGGTAAATAAATACCTAAATTAGCTACATATACTTGATCTTGAAAATTACCTTCTGATGGTAATAGATTAACTAAAGCACCTCCAGCAACAAAGTTATACAAATCCATAAATTGTTTGTATGCTTTAGGTTTATTAATTGCTAATTCTTCATCGGTTAATTCTTGCATCCAAATATTGTTTGGATCTTCTGTAGACAAAGTAAAAGGGAAATTCATTACATAACTTTGAACAGGTAACTGGCTTGGGGTTTGTTTCATAAGTAACTTAATTTTATAACGTTTACGTATACATATTATATAAACCTATACTAGTTAAAAAAAGCCCCGATTTCTCGGGGCTTCTTTATTGAAATTGTTATTCCTTAACTAGAATTAGATGGTGTTCAATCCACTGATGTAGATCTTACCATAGAATTCAGGACGTAACATCTTCTTAGCGTAACGAGTCAATAAACCTTTACGTGGAGTGAAGGTATCAGGATCGTACACTAGAGGAGTCATGATCAATGGGATGTAAGGAGAGAATACAGCACCTGTTTCCAAGAACTGAGAACCTCTGTAACCCATTAAGATCAAGTTTTCAGTCATGTAAGGGTTTTTGTAAACCTTGTAACGACCATTAACTGAACCAATTTTCTGTACACCGAAAGCATATTCCATTTGATCAGCTTCACCGTTGTTAGTAGAAGCGAAACCAGGGATTGATTCCAAGATAGTTGCGATAGTAGGAGAAGTAACTAAGAAGTTAGCGCCGCCACGTAAAGTCAACTGGTGGATTTTGTTTGATACTTTCTGGATTTTGGTACCTAAAGTTTGGAACCATTGACCTTGAGTGTTGTAGAAAGCTGAAGCGTTAGCAGCAAAAGCACCGTTAGTATAAACTTGGTTGTTAATAGCTGACCAGTACTCAGTAGCAGCAGAAGCATCTTCGATCAACATATCTAAGATTTCCAAATCAATTTCCATTGAAATGTACTCACTCATGATGTTAGTTAATTCAGCTTCAGCATCGATGTTTTGGTAAGCAGCTAAATCTTGAGCAAATTCAGGAGTCCATACTGCCTTCAATTTCTTGGTTTTAGCAGTGATAGGTTGTGATTGCATTCTAACGTTGATCTCAGGGATAACGATTTGAGTAGCTGAAGCCGCGTTAGGTACTGAGAAAGAACCTGAAGCTTCGAAATCACCACGACCTGAACCTGAAATAGCACCACCTGTGTTAGCACCTGATTGTACGTTCAAACCATCTTGAGAAGTTGATTTTTCGTAGTAAACAACATAAGCACCAGTTGTTGGAGTTGCTGAACAACTAACGAAGAAAGTAATTGTGTTAGCAGTGTAGTTGTATACAGTAAATGCTGGTAAGTTATTAGCAGCAGTAACGTTAGAACCAGAAGTAATTACGAAACCACGAACTGCATCCTGATCAAAGTTAGGAAGAGCAAGTTGTGATGAAGTAATAGTTAAAGCTTGGATTGCACCAGCAGCAACTGAAGCTGAGTAATCAGAATCGAAATCTAACTGAGCCCAAGAAGCTGTAACAATTTGTGAACCAGCACCTGTACCAGCAGAAGCAGATAAGTTTTGAGAAGCTGAGAATTGGTTAGTAGCGTAAGTGAAACGACCTGCAGGACCACCATACAAACCACCTACAGGAGCAGGAGTAGAGAATGGGAACTGAGAAGAAGTGTCACGAGTACCATACAAAGATTGACCAGCAGTGTAAGGAGTCTTAGTGTTACCATATTGGAAATCCAAGAAGAACACAAGACCTGAAGGCATGTTCATAGGTTGAACTGAAACGAATTCTTTAGCTACGATAGTTCCGAATACTTTACGAACTAAAGGCAAAGCAATACCAGCCCAGTTTTCACCTTGTCCACCTGATTGATAAAAAGAGTTAGAAGCGATTTGGTTTGATTCAGTTACCAATTGTTTAGCTTGGTTTTCTAACAATACTGACATATTGTTTTTATCAACTTCCACCAAACCTTCTAACAATCCAGTTTTGGTCCATTTGTTGGCCAATTTTGCAGCATCGCTTTGGAAATTCTTCCAAGAACCGGCTGCGCTTTCGAGTAATTGTTGTACGTTTGACATTTTAATTGTTTTTTTTAATTTTTAGTTTTTGTTGTTTTGTTTTACTTTTTAATTCCGGCCAATGTTTGCCATCTAGCAAATTGGTCATTTACTTCAAGAATTGGTTTCTTTTCAACAACACCAGCTATTTTAGAAGCAGATCCTCTTAACATTGATTCGTTAACAGATGATTTCTTTTCTTTGAATCCTTCAGATAAAGTTTCAAATACTAATTTAGCTTCTTTTACGCTAGCGGCTTTGTCAAAAGCAGCCAATACTTTTACTTTTTGACTTTCAGTCAAGTTTTTAGCTTTGAAGATTTTGTTAGTGTAAAGCAATTTTGCGTTGAATAAATTAACTTCTTGAAGTTCATTTTTGATAATAGAAACAGTTTCTAAAGCTTCTTTTAATTCTTTTTCAGCTTTTTCTTTAGCTTTTTTAGCTTCTTCTACTTCTTTTTCCATTTTTTTAACTTCAGCAACATCAATTTTTTCTTCTTCACTTGCTTTTACTTCCTCATTACCTTCATCACCCATTTCATCAGCATTCATGTTGCCTTCTAATTCTCCAGCAGCTACCATGTCCGCGATTACTGATTCGATGAAAGATTTAAGATCATCTTCATCCATGTTTTCAATGTCGATTTCTTCATCTTCAGAAGCTTTCATTTCATCATCCTCTTCTTTAATGTTTCCATGTTCATCTGAACCTGGAGTGTCTACTTGAGTTTGATTGATTCTTTCGTCTTCTTCGTAAAGTTCTTCTTTCATTTCATCGTCACCTTCTTCCATAGAATCTAATTCTCTTAAAAGTTCCTCAAGGTCAATTTCGTTCACGTCTTTAGCTTCTTCCATTTCTTTAGCTTCTTCCATTTCTTTAGCTTCTTCCATTTCTTTAGCTTCTTCCATTTCGTAATTTTCCTTCATTTCCTTTTCTTTCATTTTGCCTTCTTCCATTGTTTCATCTTCGTCCACATTGTCCATTTCTTCTAACTTTGCAGCTAGTTTTTCTTTCAAATAATGTCCAAAAGATTCTTCAAGAGCGGCTTTTGCATTGGCGATGGCTGTTTCCTTAACAGCTTTGGCATCGGCAATGGCTTCTTTTAATAAGTCTCTGTTTACCATTTTGTTTTTTGTCCTCAAATAATTTTTTGTTGGAAGTACGCTTATTGTTGACGAATGTCGAAGCGTAATAGAATATTTTAATTCGATGCAGCATAGAACGCTGCATATTCTCATATACGTATATGAGGATTCTTCAAAATCGCAAAAATAAGAAACCCTCCTTTTTAGGGGAGGGTCGATCAAAGGATACTATCCTAAGAGAGGTTAAAATATAGGGCATGTGCCATTAGCACATAATATTTCAGTTAATAAAGAATTAACTTTAGCAAATTTATTTTCTGGTAATTTTTCTTTACCTTCTTTAACTAATTGCATGTATGAACCTGGATTGGATGGTGTTGATACAAAATCCCAGCATAATAATTCAAAATCATCTTGTACTTCTAAAGTACCTTCATTAATTTCTTTTAATGAACCCATTCCACGAGATGATACACCTACTTGAATATTATTTTCAATAAGTGCTTTTAAAATATTACCTGATACCGTAGGTAAAATTTCTATTTTACCCATTACTTTATCTCCTTCCCACCAAATTTCTCTAATAGCGTGACATACGTTTTTTAAAGAAATAATAGAGGAATCAGGATGATCTAATTCACCTGTTGCTCTATTTTCTTTGATTACTTGATTATATTTATCAATTTCTCTTTCCCATAACTCTTTTGGATAATATCTACCATTACCATTTTTTACTTCAGCTGTAGCTAAAATTCCAACTACCATAGGATTACCAGAAGGTGCCTTTAAACCTTCAGTAAGTTGTACTGGTGATACTTGGAAGGGAACGGTTTCAATTAATACTTGTTTCATTATTTTTTCTTATCTAAATCACCATATCCACTTGATTTCCATTTACCTTTTGGAGCTTTAGGTTCACCACCACCAACTACTTCTGTTTTATATCCAATACCTTTAACACCAAATGAAGCGTTTGTGTGATAATAATTAATATCTTTAGCCATGTTTTTAGCAACAATAGCTTTTAATTCACCTACAGTCTTACCTTCATTTTTTTCATCCCACATTTCAGTTAAATAACCTAATAAAAATGATTGACCATAAAGGTTATCAATATTTTTAGGATCATTATTGTCAAAGTTAGATTTTAAATCTTTAGCTACTTCTGGTGCTGGTTTCTCAAATTCATTTTGATCACCATATTCTTTTTTATTTTTTACACCTACTGCTTCTTCAATTTTTTCATTAAAAATTTTAAACCAATTAGGTTGAGCATTAGATTGTGTAACAACTCCTCCTACTGCTTCACTTAAAAGACTTTTGCTTTTTAAGATATGAACAGCAGAATTAAAATCATTACTTGAAGTAATGTATTCAGGAAAAAGATGTTTAGCTACTTTTAAAAAGTGGTCTTTATTACCTTTACCTTCTTTTATTAATTGATATTCTTGTTGTAAAGTTTTCATTTATTATAAATATTAAATATAAAATAATACTGCTCCTGATGATAAAGAAGCACTAGTTACATAGATAGGTACAGTAACACCAGCAGGAATAATCCATGAAGGATTAGCTAATGAAACGTTATTAGCATCTTTTAATCCTGTGAAGGTTGCTGAACCTGATACTACAGTAAATCCAGCATATGAGCCGGTGATTGATCCTGTGGTTACTATTCCGGTTGCGTTTACGGGTATATTTGGCATGTTATTATTGTTTAAATAGTTCTATTAAATCGTCTAAATATTCTTGTGCTAAATCTGTGCCATATACAACAGCATAAGATTCAGGTTTGTTTCTGTAATAATCAATTGTTTTATTTTTTGCTTGTTGCATTAATGGAACTAATTGATTTAATTTATCTTCAATAGTATCAAATGCTCTAAGACGACTTCCAACAAATTCTCTCCTAGCAGGATCATTAATTTTCATGTCATCTAAAAACTGTTCTACATCTTTATCTTCTTGAATTGATTTTTTTACTAGTTTATATTTAAACTCATTCACCCTTTTGTATCCTACTTGTGTATAAGCCCCATAAGTAGATTTTTTAGGAGAAGGACCATTGTGATTTTCACCTTCACCACCAGAAACAAATCCTGAATTAGAAGCTATTGTAGACATTTCATTTAACTTGTCTTTAATAGCAGCATATTGATCGGGATAATATTTACGCAAATGTGTTCTATAACGATTAAATAATGTTTTTACATCGTCATACATTTTAACCACTATGGCATCATCTTTTCCACCAGGTGCTTTTATTAAATCAAATAAAGCTTCAGTTGCTGTATGTAATTTTTCTAATGAATCAGCAAAGCTTGATAATTTAATAACTCTATGACCAATAGAACCTGTTTCTTTATCAATTGAAGAAGTTTTAAAATAAGTATCTAAATTTTTAGAAAAAAAATCATTTTTAATGTCAACAGGTCCATACTGCTTTTCAATTCGTTGAATTAAAGCAGGATCAACCTCATTTGCTTTGAGTACTTGACTTTCTTCTTTTAATTTATACTTAAAATTAACCATTAGTTTTTATAAGTTCTTCTAAAAGTTCGTAATATTGTAATAAATTTACTAAATCATCATTACCAACATTAGATGTTTTACTTAATGGAGATAATAAATTAGTCACTTCATTTAATTTAATCTGGATTACCTTTTCAGTAACTTTTTTAGATAACTTATTTAATTCTTCTTTAATTTCAACTATTTTTGTATTATAAAAATCTCTTAATTTTGGAGTAGAATCTACTGAATTAATGAATTCTTTTAATACTAATTTTTGGTTATCATTTAATGACTCATATTTACCATTAAATTTTTCTAACATTACTCTGTAAGTTAAAATACGTAAATCTTTATCATATGATTGGAATTCAGTTAATAAATCATCTTCAACCTTTTGTTTATTAACTTGTTTAGTTGTTAAACTTTCTAAAATAGCAATTTTATTACTAATTAATTGATCAGGATTAGATAAATTTTCGCTATTATATATTTCTACTAACGTATATAAAGCAGCATGGACTTTATAATTAGGTAATTTAGTTTTAAAAAATTCTTCTAAATTATAATGTTTAGAAATTTCTTGAATTAAATTATATTTTTGTCTTTTTAATGCTCCTCTATTTAGATTCCTTGAAGATTCAATTACTGAATTAATTATAACTTCTGCTTTACCTTCTGTTAGGTTTTTATGTTTTGTTAAGGTTTCGTATAGTTTATATTCTCTACCTAATTCAGTTTTTACAAAATATTTTTTTAATATATTTGTCGCTTTTGAATCTTTACCCGACAGAGTGTCTGCCGTTATTTGTCTTACTAAAAGCTCAAATAAGATTCCCGTATTTTTATACTTAGAATGTTTAATATTCATTCCCAAAGGTTTTGTTATAAATATATAAAGATTTTTATTCCTTTAACTTACTTTCATCCAACAATGAATCTCCCGTGGTACTTTTTTCGGGGGTTACCTTTTTAACTAATCCTTCAATTAAGGTTTTGTTTTTAAGATAAACTTGTTTTGCTTCTAAAGATAATGGAGAACCTCCCTTAAAATTAGCTTTAATACTACCATTTTCATTTTCATTATCGGGATCATTCATACCTTTAGTACCTAATCTATCTTTACCAAAGTTGTCATCTTGTGTATTTCTATTAGTTGATTTTTCTTCAGGACGTCCTAATTCTAAATCATCACCATATCCTACAGGTACATTTTCTGGTTGATCGTACATTCTTCCTTTACCATATAAAGAAGCTAAATCGTGTGGTGTACCATATGATTTACCTGTTACTTTAGGATCGTTTCCTTCTTCAGAAATTTGAGCACGACGGAAAGCACGTTTTTGATCTTCAATAATTAAATCTCTATATTCATCATATTCATCCTCACTGAAATGGAATATATTATCATAAATCCAATCAGAAGGTAATATTTTAAGATCCATAATCTTTTGAGCTAAATCAACCTTTTGAGTTAATAAAGCAATTTTTTCTTGATCATAGATAATAGATGGAGTTGTTAAATTTAATTCAAAATTAGTTAATTGTTCACCAGTGTATCCTTGTGAATATAAGTGTACCAACGCGATCTTATATAATTCAGATAAGGTAATGCGTTGTATACGGTCAATTGTGCGAGCAAAACGAATATCTTCTGCGGCTAATGTTGCTTTACCTGTTAAATCTTTTTCATAACCCATAAATGCTTTAGGTACTTTAAGGGCAGCAAATAATTTATCACGTAAGTAAGTAACATCTTGAATACCATCATATTGTAAACCAGGTGTAGTTTCAATTTTAGTTGTAGTATCGTTTCCACGAATTGGAATATAAAAATCTTCCAATAAGTTTTGCATGTTATATTTTAAGTTGTATTCACCTGTTTGGTTATCCATTAATGGAGTACGTTTCATTGTAGAAATAGTTTTCTGCATGAAATTTTCTACTTCATTTGGAGGAATAGAACCAACATTAATATAGAATATACGACGATCTGGGCTACGAGAAATTCTATGAATTAACATAGCGTCTTCCATTAACACGTACTGTTTAAAAATACGACGAGCTGGTTCTAAGTATGAACGACCATAAGGTAAATAGTTAACATCAGTTAACAATCTAAAGTGAGCCATTTCATAATTATCAAAATAAATACCTGGGTTATTATCAAATGTTCCTAAATTAGGAGAACCATAATAACCAGAACCACCAGCATATATACCTTCAGGTGAATATTTAAATCTTACAGCATTTGGATGCTCTTTATCATAATTTTCTTGACGTTCAATATGGTAAGCAGTAAATGGAATAACATTATAAACACCATATTTTTCAGCAATTTCTAATTTAAGGAAAAAGTCACCATATTTACACATTTGGCGAATCCAAGACCATAAATTAAATTCAATATTTAATACATCATAAAATAAGTTGTAAAGAATTTGTTGAATATCTTCATCACTAGATTTAATATGTAATACTTCACCCAAATCATTTTTTAAAGTAGATTCATCAGAAATAATATCAAGAGCAGAAGCTACAATAGCATCATAATCCATGTTATCATAGTCTGAATAGACCATGGTTCTAAGATATTGCCAGTTAATATTAATTTGTGAACCTAAAAGAGATGTAGATGCTGGAGAGTATAAACGATTATATCTATCCATTAATGAATTAGTAGCTATATCTCCTGAACGTTGGATTGAATCAACATCCATTACTTTTAATTCGTTGCCACCCTGATTACGGATGATAACGTCTGTTGAAAACAGTCGTTGTAATCGGGTGAATAAACTTTTATCTGCCATTTTTTAGTTTTTTATATATTATAAATATTATAACAACCATTTAATGTCCTCTTGTCCATGATCTGTTTGAACACTATAAGGATTTTTTATTTGATTGCTATTATATCCGCCAAGGTAATTAGTTTTACTCATATTTCCAAGTGTAGCACGAGTCATATCATGAGACATTTGCTGGAATTTTAATGAAGTGTCTCTTAAAAACATTCCAATACCAAAACTCATTACTAAGTCATCATTATAACCTGTTTGAGCTTCAGGTCTACCATTTTTCCAAACAAACACTTTCATTTCCTCTAACAATCGTTTTGAACGTATTGTTACAGAACGATCACCAACATATTCTCTAAATTTATTTACTACTAATGGTCTTGTTCTTAAAGACATTGTAAAACCAGGAGTCATATCAGAACTACCTTCAAATACTCTTAAATACGATTCGGCTGTTAATTGGTCTGATTTTGGTGAGTGGTATAAGTTACGATAACCTCTTTCAATAATAGCATCTAATGTAGCCCAACCAACAGAGGCATTTTCAACTACTAACATTGCATTATTATATTCAGAAGCTAAACCTACTAAGAAATAACCATATTCTTTAGGAGGTAATTGTCCTCTATATTCAGCAACTTGTGTATTAGTTGCTATATCAATAACGTGACACGCTGAAGAGTCTTTACCATCACCTCTAGCTACGTCAGCCATTATCATATATTCTCTTGTATAATCTGCTGGTTCCCATATCCATAAGTTTTGGTCAGCCCCTCTTCGTTCTACTGGATCTTTAATGGTTGTTTCTTTTAAAAATTCTATCCATTCAGGATAAAATACAACATCACCTGATGTACTAAAATCACAATCACATTCTTGTGCTGCTAATCTAGGGTCACCTAATAATTCATCTTGACGTTTTCTCCAATTTTCATCTCGTTCAGGATGAACATACCAAGGTAATTTAATTGGTAAAAAATCATTTTCTTGAGATTCTGCTGATACCCATGTTTTATGGAACCAGTTACCTGTACCATAAGGTGTTGACAATACAATTGCACCACCACCAGTTGCTAATGTTTGTTGAGCAGAAGCCCAAATTTCACCAATTTGTTCAATAAATGCTGCCTCATCGACTATCAACAAAGATACGGCTTCTGAACGACCAGCATCCGAACTTGCTGAAGTGGCTTTAATTTGTGAACCGTTACTTAATCGTAGTGATAATTTATTATTTTCTTCAGCAGTTATTTTTAACCAAGAAGGTAAATTATCAAACATAAACTTAACCTTCGTAACCATGTTACGAGCGGTTTCTTGTTTAGTTGCAATACAAAGTACGTTTTTATCTTTATGAAACAACATTAACCATAAAGAATAACCTGCGGCTAATGTTGATATACCTAACTGACGAGATTTTAGTACAATTGAATATGGATTATCTCTAAATAAACGTAATGTTTTTTCTTGGAAAGGATATAAATTAAATATTACTCTACCACGTTGAGGGTGTTGGATGTGGCAATATTTTTTCATAAAATGAGCTGGATCTTGAGCACACTTTAGATATTCTTCTCTGATTATTTGTTTTAAATCTTGACTCATAACGCCAAAGATAAAATTAAAGCAATAGTACTAAGTATAACAGAAGCATAAGCACCTCTTATTTTACTTTTTAAGTCATTGATTTTTTTATCTTTTTCTTCAATAATACCATCTTTAGCTTTAACAACCCCTTTATAATCTTCTACTTTTTTATCTAATATTACACGAGTAGAGTCACAAACTTTAATAATACTATCTTGTCTTAAGATAATAGTATCCATGTGTTTAATAGAATCACGAGTTAAACCTAATTCTAATTTTAAGTTATCTCTATCTGCTTTTACTAAAAGAGCATTTTTTAATGCTTTAATAGGAACAATTACTGAATCATTCGAAAGCTTTTGAGAACTCGCTGATGACATCATCATCAGACATATCATTAATGCGATTACGTTCTTTATCATATTTTTTTCTATATTGTTCAGCCTTTTTAGCAAGTTCTGCTAATTTAGCTTTATCTGAAATTAAAAGAGAATCTAATATTCCTCGAGTTGAATCTAAAGATGCTATTTTTGTATCTTTTTTTCCAATTTCAAGATTAAGAGAATCAATTGTATGTTTATATTGTTCTTCTTTAGCTGAAGAATAATTTTGTTTAGAAACAAGTAACTGGTAAGTAATTAAACCTACCAGTCCTATTACAACTATTATTAGTAATGTTTTTTTCATATTATCCAATTAAATCACCGGTATCAATTTGAACGTCTCTTTCTTTAAACGCTTTAACTAATTCTGGTTTTTTAATAAATTGTTTTAGAGCGGCCATTTTCTTAGTACGCTCTTCCCCTTTTTCCATATCTTTAATTTTCTTAACTAAAGTTTTAAGTTTAGTTTTAAAATCTTCAAAATCAGATTGAGGTACTTTAAATTTAGAAGGAGCACCTTTTACTTTTTCTTTTTCAAGTTCAGCTTTAGTAGGTTCTCTATCTTCATCTTCTTCTTCTTTAAGTTTTCTATCGTCAGAAGTTACAATACTTTGAACATCAGGATTGTCTTTAAATTTCCCAAGTTCTTTATCATCTTTATATTCTATCATAGAAGTTTTTCCACTTCTAAAAGTTACTACAGCGGTTTTTTCTCCTGCTTCTGTGATAGATGTATTTTCTTCAGATAAAATTTCGTATATATTATCTTTAATTTGTTTCTTTAATTCAGATAGTTTCATTTTAAGATTTTGTTATAAATATTACAAAGAAAGTGCTTCTTTCATTTGATTAATACGATTTTCCGTACTTCCATTTAATACATGAAGATTTTTAATCTTCCATTTATTTCTTTCAATAGTTAATTGAATAATACTATCAATTATTTCTCTATATTTTAAATCTGTTTCACGAACTCCATTATCTTCCATTTCAACACCTTCAGGGGAAACATAAAATATATAATCATATTCTGGTACTAATTTAGCAGCTAAATCACAAAATGCTTCTGCATCATAATAATCAATAGATTTAGCTACTTTAGTAAATGCCATTACATCAATAATAGTTCTATCAGTAATTATATTTTCATGTAATAATTCAGCAGTACGTTCTGCTAAAAACATAATTTGACCTTTTAATGTTGAATCAGTATTTAATGGAATACCTAAATCACGTAAATACTTAGAACGCTCAGTTGCAAAATTATAATCTGTAAATTCAGGTAATTCTTTTAAAGCATTTACTAATGTAGTTTTACCTACACTCATTGTTCCACATAATCCTATTTTCATATTAATTTCTATTTTGACCTGCTTGACCCATTGCTGTTTTATACCAAGGCAAACCTTCACGATTACGTCTTGCTTCTTTCCAGTTTTCTTCAGTATACTTAATACCATGAATATAATATTCACGTTTGCGATTATCACCTTCAGGAATTAAAGCAGGACCTTCCCAATTATGTAATTTACCTTCCCAAACATAAGCAACTGTACCATCTGCTTTAGTTAGTTTTTTACTTGATTTAAATTTAGTGCTCATGATTGCAATATAATATTCTTTTTTTAATTTTCCAAATTTTACCAATGAACTATATCACCAACATGATTATCCCATTCATCTTCAATAGGAGTAACTAGTTTGGTTACTGATAAAATACCTTGTGCTCCTGAAACTGTAATACCACGAGCAGATAAAGCATCACCTACAAAATGGACATCTGGGTAGTCAATTAGTGCTAAATCACTATGATAAACTAATGGTTCAGGTGAAAGATATTTTACTTCAGGAACATAAACACCCCAATCATCTTTAAGTGTTGGAAATACTTTTTTCATATCCTCAATAAAATCCTCTATATAATTCCAATACTCACCCATTCCATGTCTTACTATATCTAATTTTTCAATTTGAACAGTAGTAACTCTATTACCTTCAGATGTTAATGATGGTTTACGAGATGGACTATAATATAAACCTGTTCCAGCAAACTGTAATTCATTTACTACTTTACGAGACCATTCAAATGGATTTTTAATACCATTAATTTCCATCAAAATACCAAAATTAGTCATTCCATTTAGATATTTAGGATCTTTTTTAGCATGACCATTGTAACTATGATTACCATAAGTTTCCTCTACAGCAACATAAGCAGCATTATTATTTGTACAGAATGAACGTAATGAAACACCTTTATCTTCAAACTTACGATACAATTTAAAATCATAACTAATATCAATTAGTTTTTGAAAGTGCTTTTGTGGTGCTTCAAATCTAACTCCAATTTGTACTGATTTAGGTTCAGTTTCTAATTGGTATTCATCTTGAATATGTTGGGCAAAGTCAATACCTGATTTGCCTACACCAAAAATAAGTTGATCATATTCTAAAGCATATTGTCCTTCTTTTCCATTAACAGTACGATATACTAAATGAGATTCAAAATCAACTTTAAATACTCTTTCATTCCAAACAAATTGTACACCTTTAGATACTAAATAATCATACCAATTTTTACCAATTTCATGTAAATAATCAGTACCAACATGCCATACGGGAAATAAACGTAATCCAAAATAAGGTTTAATAAATTCTGGTTCTTCTACTGGGTTTGAACATTGTACTTCTTCAGGTTTAGGATGAAAACGTTTGAAATTATTAATAACTTCATCCATTAAAGCCATTGCTTTCTTTTCGCCTGTATATTTAGATAATTGGCCCCCAATTGCTGTATGGTAAGTTAATTTACCATCAGACCAACCACCAGCACCTAAAAATCCAGTCATTACTTCTTCAGGTTTTCTGTTATAAGGATCATTACCCATATCAATAATGGTAATGTCTTGTCCAGGATAACCATTGTCTACTAATTTGGTAGCAGCATTGACACCTGCTACACCTGCTCCTACAATTACTATTTTCTTTGCCATATGTTTAACACGTTAATATAATAAAAAAAGCTGTGACTTCCAAATTGGAGGCCACAGCTCTCTAAAATTTTTTTATAATCGACGGGCTATGAATCCGTCTATAAATTATTGTAATGTTCCTGAGTTATTAAATACTGGAATACCAATAGCTTTCATTGATGTAATAAATTGAGCTACTGTTTGAACTGTTGGAGTATATCCTTGAATATCAGCACTTAAATAATCATTAGTAGTAAAGTTAGTTCCATCTGAAGGAAAAGTATAGGCCATTACTCTACATAATGTACCTGCTGCTCCTTGATTTGAATACTGTGGGAAGCAAACAGTGTAACTATTTGCTGCTCCTAAAGGTACTCTTTGAGCAACATATAATGGATTACCTGTTGCTGGAGAGTTGAAAGTAGCTTGTGCTGCTGTTGGATCAGGATCAGCATCATAACCAATTACAAAATCTACACCAGACATAATTCCGGTTTTATATGCTCCTGAAATAGGACCAAATCCACCTGTAACTCCTGCTGTTGAGGATATTACTGTGAATCCTTTTGTTCCACAGTCTGCTGATGATACTCCTGAAATAATATATGTTGCCATTTAATTTGTTTATAAATATTTTAAAAATTATGCTTTATTTAATATATCTTGAAAGAATTGACTTAATTCTCCTGTTTTAATAGCACTTAAAGCACTTTCTAAAGTAGCTAAAGATATATTTTTAGATTGTAATGCTTTTATTGCTGTTTGACCTGATGATAAAAGTAAAGTAGCAACAATAACGTGCCATATAGCACTAGCTACAGTATGAGCTTTTTTAGGATCTTTAATAAATTTTTTAGTAAGTGCTTCTAAAGGAGTTATATATAAATGATGTAAATCATCAGCAATATGACTTAATTTAATCATCCATTGTTGATAACCAGATTCATCACTTGGTTTTTTACCTAATATTTTTGTAACAGAACGACCCATTACGGTACCAATCTTAGAAATTAAATTCATGATAGCTGGTAGGGCAACAGCTATACTAGCTACTGTTAAAAGACTTTCATTAGTTGTTTCAGATGCTTTTTCAAATTCATTTTCTATTCCTTTTAAAAGGGAATCCATTTCATCTTTTATATCATTAACAACTGCTTGTTCTTTTTCATCTACTTCTTGTAGATTTTTTTCTAACTGTCCTTCAGTTAAAAATCTTTTTAAATCAAATGTATCTGCGGGTTTCACGATTTATGTATTTTTAATTTTAGTGTTCCTGTTCCTTTAATAACACGATGCCACTCATGTTTTGGTATAAATATGGGTTGATTTATAGAAGTTGGCAATTGATTTTCAAGTTGAAGTTTCCAATCTGTTTTTCCAATTATTTCAACTGTTCTATTTTCATCATCCCTATGCCACATAAGTTCTATAGGGTCTATATTTTCGTTAAATTCACGAATAATATAAGAATCTGTGGTTTCTATATCTGTGTAGGGTCTCATTTAATAGGTTCCCACCAGTTAGTACAATATTCATCTGCGGCATAAGGAATTTTATTAGTTCCTGCCCATTCAGTATAATAAGTACTTACACAAATTTGTTCTTCTTTATTCCACCATTTACAGTTAGCACAACAAGAACCACCTTTAGGTACTTTTAAACCAGCTTTATGATTTGGAGGTAAAACCATTTCACCTGGTCCACCATAATTTTCTGTCAATATATTTTGTAACTTAATCATTTTTTGTTTCTAATAATAAGTTCACCTAAAACCTCTAATTTTCCAACTTGTTTTTGAAATTCTATTGGAGTCATACTTAAAGAAATACTACTTTTAATTGAATTAAATTCAGAAGTAGCTTGTTTTATATCGAATTTACCTTTAGCGGCTTTATTATAATAAGGAGCTTTAACTTTAAAATGATTATAAGTTAACATAGCTAAACCACCTTTTGATTGAGCATTTTCAGCAATTTTTTCAGCACCTTTACCTCGAGTTTTAGCAAACTCTTCAAAAGTTTCTTTTTTTGCTTCTACTAATAGTTTTAAAAATTTAATCATTACCAAAATCCTGAAAAGTTAGACTTTAAACCTAATAATTTAGCATATCTTGGTAAACGACAAGACCAATAAGATGCTTTTGTTCTATCTTTTTTATTTTTACAATCATGTCTAGCAGCAAAAGCAGCTCTTGCTTTAGGATTGTTAATTTTAGCAGACATACCTGCTTGACCAAATGATACTTTTTTAATTTTACCACCAGGTGCTTTTACATAAACATAAAACTTTTTAGAACCACCACGCATTGGTTTTCCAATTGGTGGATTTTTCTTTTTAGGTTTCTTTTTAGCTTCAAACATTAATTGGTCATCGATTTCTCTTTTAGCATCAATGTGAGCATCTCTTTCATTGGTATATTCATTGTAATTACCTATACCTTCTATTGAGATTTTATATAATTTTTGACCTCTATCGTTTGTAGTATTACTTAAAACTTCAATATTATATTTAAAACCTTTGTATTCAAATGGAAATAATTCCTCTTCTTCCATTATAAAATCTAATGGAACTTTTTTACCTTCATATATACCAAATTCACCTAATTGTGTTTCAGTTAATATTGCTAAGTCATCACCTGAAAAATCTAAAATTCCACGAGTATATAATGATCTAGCTTCTGCCCATAAATGAAAATATGCTGTTGAACCAGCACGATAAACATGTTCGGTAAGCGGTTTCTTATTGTCTATATGATATTTTAACCCCTCAGACAATATTTCACGCGGAGCTAAATTTTCATTCAATATAGGCGCTTTAGTCGGTTTTGTTGCTGTGCAACAATCCTTACCTTCTAATACTTCCCTAACTAATTGTTTTAAATTCATATTAATAAATATTTAAACGGATGGTACATTTGATGGAATTTTACCTAAAGGCATAATCAATATTCTACCACCCATAATCATTTTCTTTTTTCCTTTTGATTCGTAACCAAAAGATAATTCTTTTGTATGTCTTATATACAATGAAGGAGTATAAGCAAAATCTGGATCATCTGGTTTAATAGGTAATTCTGGATTATACAATATATGTCCTGTTTCTGTAGGAGAAATATTAATTCCGTCTATTATTCCTTCAGTAATATGAGGTTCAATGTTTAATAAACCGTCATTTTGAAGCAAAACATTACAATTTTCTCTTCCAAAGTTTTCAGGTTTTCCATCATAATCTAGTCCCCAAACAGATTTACCAGCTAATATTTCAGCTTGTTTATCTCCTGTTTTAATAAAATTTCTTTTAAAGAAGGTAGCAGGTGGAAAGAAAATAACATCTACTTTTCCATTACCAGCAAATTTTTCTAAATTTTTCCAAGGAAGTGAATTTGAATATTCTTTTACATCTTGTGGTAAGTTAGGAGAATCTTTTAATGTTTTTACATCAACGTCATTAAAAATATATTTAGAATTTACATTAGCTTCAGCAGCATCTAAAAAGTCAGTAATTTCTTTTTTAAGATAAACACTAAAGTCTTGCATTTCTTTATCATAACTTTTTGAATACATTGTTACTAAAGATCCATATTGTTGAAAAGGAACATCTTTAGATAATTCTTTTTCTTCACCAGTATAATATTTTCCTTCTTTATATGAAATCCAAAATACTTCATTTCCACTACTATTTTTTAATACTAAATCTGCTTTACCAGACCCAGCTACTTTTTCAGATGAAGCTATTTTAATTCCAGTATCTTTTCCTTCAATATAAAGTTTTACATCATCATTACCCAGTTGTTTAGTAATAGATTGTAAATTTTTATTTAAATTATCTACCTGCATTTTTTCATATCCTAATCCAGCTGCTGTTCTTTCAGTTGGTTTAATTTTATTAGGAAATTCAGATAATAATTTATTAATAGCTACTAATTTCTGAAAATTGGCACCTTTTTCATCTGATGGTTTACCAAACTCACATATTCTAATACCAAAAGGTGTTCTAAGTTTGTTAATAGTACCAGCATATGTTAAAATTACTGGTTCATCAAATTCATTAATAATTGTTCTAAGATCAGATAAAGTATATTTATCTTTTCCACCATATGTTTTACCTTTTCCACCTGAAGAGAAAAGTACATTTTCAACATCAATATTAAATGTTTCTCCAGATTGGATTTTTTTAAGAGTATCATCTGAAAGGTCAGGTTTGGCTAGATTTTTTAAAGTACCAAAACTAACTTCTTCAAATAATTTTATTTTTACCCCTAATTCATTTAATAATGATTCAAGTAATATCCTATCATGTTTATCTTTCATGTCAGGATATCCTTTAGGGAATTTATAACTATATTTTTTAAAAAATAAATCTAACGCATCCATAATTAAGCTGTTTCTTCAGGAGCTGGTGTTACTTCTTCTTCCCCCCCTGTTTCGGTGCCTGCTTTGGTTGTTGTTTCGGCGCCTGTTTCGGTTGTTTCTTCTGTGTTTTGGCCATATGATAAAAGTCTTGCAATAGCTTCGGTTGCGGATTCTTCCTCGCTTAAGTTTAATAAATAATATTTTTTACCTTCTATTTGTGCAACCCAACTTCTTGGAGAGTAAATTAACATAAAAGTTTCACTATTTCCAAGTACAATTCTAAAAGTTGTTGGTTTTGGAGCAACCCATTGTATATCCGTTACAAATATTTCATATTGATCAGTTAATAAATCAATAATAATTTCTTTTAATTCTGGAAGTTTTTCTAATACTGGGAATTTAGAGGAATCTAAGGATATTTTGTCCTGTACCTGAAGTATTTCAGGTTTGTATACTTGTTTAACAAGTACTTTAATTTTCTCTTTTAATTCGTCTTTAGTCATTTTATTCTCCGTAAGCTGCTTTAATAGCACCACAAACTTTTTTAGCACCTTCAGCACCATATTTAGAAGTTTGATCGTCTATACATTTTTCCCAAGGATAAGAACCTTCAGCCATTTTTTTAGCCATTTCTTTAAGTTCTTCTTTGGTTGATTTTTTACCAACACCTAATTCTTTTTTAAAAAATCCTTTAGGTAAACCTTCATCTAAATAAGGTTTAATAATTTTTTTAGCTACATCAATTTTATCATCATTCATAGCTTTTCTAGCTTGTTTGATGTTATTTTGATCTTCAGCAGATTGATTAGCTTTATCTTTAAGTGCTTTAGCAATTTTAGCAGCTAATTTATCTACTTCTCCTACTTCACCTTCCATCATTGGAGCTTCAGGTTCACCCATATGAGGTTCTTCACCTGTCAAAGCATCTACAGCAGCATCAATAGCTGGTTCTTTTAATTCAAAATCAAGATAATGTTTAGCACCTGACATCATGTTTTTAGCTGTAGTAATTTTTGATTGCCACCAAGCAGGAAAGTCATATTCACCACCTTTTTCTTCTAGTTCTTCTAGAATAGCATATAAATCCATAGCGTATTTACCAATTTGGTATAATTCGCCTTTAATCATATGTGGTTCGTTATCTTGATGACCCAAATCTATATCTTCATTCATTGGTCCATACCATTTATCTTTAGCTTCATCATATTTAAACCCTTTTTGGAAAGCAAGATCAACCCATTTCTCATAATCATCATCTACACCTAATGAATATTTAACTTCATCTTCAGTATATTCTGTTTTTGCACTATCTATATCTTCTTTAACTTTACCAGTTTCTTTATTAATAATAGATTTTTGTAAAGCATCAGGTAATTTCTTTTGACCACCTTTTAATGCAGGATTACTATCATATTCTTTAGAAAATTCTGTTTCTTCATCTAAGCCCATTTGTTTTCTTTTATACATTGGAATAAATGGTTGAGGAGGTGCGATAAAACTCTCGAATGAAATTTTATCGAACACATTATACTGATTATAAAGATCAGCAGCATCTTTATTATATCCCATATCAGCTAATTGTTTACCTAATTTTTTTAATTCAAAATTTTCAGCTGAACCTTTTTTATAGGTGGTTTGAGCTGTAGTATCATCATTTCCATAATACCAATTATGTGATTTTAATTTTGATTCAAAATCATCAAGTAAATTAGATGCTAATGATAATTCTTGTTCACCACCAATTTTATCAGCCATTACTTCAATGTCTGCTTCGTTCATTAACGATTTTCTAACAAGTTCTTTTAATTTTAGTTTATTCATTTCTGATAATGCTTTTTTAGCTAGGTTTGTTGCGCGTCCATACATAACCGCTTCAGCATCTTTGCCATAGCGTTTTACTAATTCTTTTTTATTCTTTTTTAAATTTTTAAGAATTTCTTCTCTTTTTTCTAAGGTTGCCTTAGATAAGGTTGCTTCAGTAATAGGAGAGTCCCCTTTAAATAGGGACTCCTCTATTAATTTTTTTAATTTATCGATATTATTTTTTGTCTTCATCGATTGATGCTTTTCTGTACTCTGTAACCAATTTCTTGATTTCACCTAGAGCTTTTCTAGCACGACCGTGAGCTGCTTTTGAAGTTTTAGCATGTTCTGCTTTAAATTCTTCAAATAATAACTCGATTTTTTCGAATAATTCTGTTGTGTTCATATACTTTTATTTTAAAATTTTCTTTAATAATGGGAACATAGATTCGTTCATTGAAGATTTTTTATCATCTTTCATATCTTTTTCTAATGCTTTAATATGCTCAGCATCATCTGCTTCAGCATCTTTGTAGTATGATTTTTTATCTTCTTCCATTTCTTCACCTTCAGCTACAGCACCTTTTTCAACTACGTGAGCACGAGTAAAGAAAGTAATTGTATTACCAATCTGATCTGTTAATTTTTGGTCACCTAATTTTTGAGCAGCGGCTTGAGCTTGTGTTAAAGCATCTTGTACTGCTTTTACGTTAGGATCTACTTCTGTAGTAGTTGCTGTATCAATAGTTTCTGTATCATCTACTGTTACATCGGCTGTATCTGTTTCATCAGCTTCATTTAAATTTTTGAATTTTCTTTTTACTTGTCTGTAAATATTTTCTAAATCATCATCCATAGAACCTGACCAATCTCTTTCATAAGCATAGTAATCATAAACATCTTGAGGAGTGTTTAGTTTTTTAATGTCATCTAAAAATTCTTGTGCTCTATCTTCACCACTAATTTCTATTTCGTATTGATAAACATAGTCTTGAAGAGGAGTTAAACCTTCTGCTTCATTTAACATATTTTCTAATTCAGCTAAGAAATCATATTCACTTGCTTCTTTAGCTGTATCTTGTACATCGAGTTCCATTTCAGCTACAATCATTTCTTTGATTTTAGCTTTTAATTCTGATTTTTTCATTTTTGTTGTTGTTTTATTTTCATATGATTTTCCAAATCCTTGACCTCTTCCATAACCATAGGGGTATACTTCGTCTGAGGAAGGTCCTGTTGAATTTGCTTGTTTTATAAAACCTTCAATAGTATTTTGGATTTGATCTAAGGTTAGTGGTTTTCCAGGGAATGGTTTTGAATTAGAAACTACAAAGTTTGTTAGGTCTTCTATATCGTCTGTTCCATCTAATTTAAACTCTTCAAACTTTCTAAGGCTTTCAGGTTTAATTTCAAAGTAATTGACTATTTTTTTAGCTATTACTTCTTTGTTTATTGGTGATTCTTTTAATTCTGTTTCTGGATATTCAGGGTATGTTATTGATGGTCCTTTACCTTGTTCTTCAGGTTGATCTATTTCTTTCATCATATCATCTTCCTCATCATAGTTTTCTGGTGTATCCATATCACCAAATCCATTCCTACCATAATCATAATCATCATATTTATTATTATCTTCTTCATAAGGTAACCAAGATTGGTCAGGATCATTTTCTGCTTCTTTAGTAAAATCGTGAGTTTTATAGTTAAAATTATTAGGACTAACTACTAACGCAGGAAATAATAATTTACCTTCTAACGTTGGATCAAATGCTTTTCTAACACCTTCATTTCTATCACCTCTACCACCATTCATTTGATCTAACAATTCGTAATAATCCATACCACCAAATACACCATATCCATCATAACTTGGTTCAAACCAATATTTACCTTTATCATCAAACATGTATACAGGAATTGTATTTCCTTCTTGTGAACCAATTTGTTGGCCTGTATCTTGGGTCATCCAAGAAAATTGACCTTCAGTCAATGAACCAAAAAATGTAGCTTTATTTTTTGCTATATGTTCTTTTAAATTAAATTTAGCCATAATATATGTTGATAAATATGTTATTTTTTATGATATGTGCCTTTTTTGTATTCTGCTTTTTCTGTATTCTTTACAAATTGTTTACCTTTGCGAGAACCAGCAGCTTTTTTCTTAGAGGTTTTAGCACGTTCGGCTTTAGATAATGATTGTGCTTTTTTACGAGGCAAGCAACGTGTTGTTGCATCACCTTTTTTCATAGTACCACAAGGACCAGTAATATTACCTTGAGTATCAATGCGCACCCAGTCTTCTTTTTTAAACCAGTCACGTAATGATTCAGATACTAATTCTTGTAATCTAATTAAGTCCATTATTTTTTCTTTGCTTTACCTGACATTTGGCCTTTGCATACTTTTACAGCACGACCTGAAAGGTAAGCAGATGATTTTTCACCAGCTGCTTGTCTTCTTTTAATATATGCTTTACCAGCAGGACATAATTCTTCATTAATTTTATTAAATGCTTCGGCAATTCTTTCTTCTAAACCACTATCTTCTTCTTTATTATCAAGATAAACACGTTGAAATTCAGGGAAACTATTTACTGGTTCATCATATAATGTAACAGTATCATTGTCTGTATTGATACGGATTTCTGAACCTTGATAAGTCATATCTAAAATAAGAGTAGAGTAATTGTATCCAATAGCTGTTCCACCTCTGATTCCTTTACCTACTTTTTCAGCCCAACCTGCTACTTTATTAACTAAAGAAGATACACCTTTTCTTTTAGCAAATTCTTTAATGTTTGAAGGAACATAAGCTTCGGTTAATTCTGCTTCATTTACTTTAGTATATAAATCCTCATCAGCATTCCATTTCCAATCACTTGCTTTAAAATCTTTTAATTTTTTAGCTTTTTGATATTCAGCTGATGATAATTTAGATGCTTTTAAGTTAACTTCATTCATTTCTCCTTTTGGAGCATCTTCAGCAGCACCTACAATTTCGGCATAATCATCCATTTGTAAGATACCTCTTTCTTTACCTAATGAAATTGCTTTTTCAGTAACATCATGTAAATCAACATCAGCAGCAGCATCTTCTCTTGAATATTCTAACATACGAATAAACAAAGGAATATCCATTGTAATTGTATCAACTACATCTTCTTCTTTAGCTTCATTTACTGGACTTTCAAAAGAAGCATTATTAAAGAAATCCCAAATCCATTCAGCCATTTCCTGTGTGAATTTAGATTCACCAATCATATCAATTAATTGATTAACTTTAGCTTGAGCTTTAGGATAGTTTTTTAATTTAGCATTGATAAAGTCTTTAGCTGTAAACATTCCTGACATGAATTTGGCTTCATTCATTGACTGTTCTACCGCACTTTCTAAATTAAATTCCCAAACAATCCTATTGAATTCTTTATAAAAACTATCAGATTGATTATTTGGTCTATAAATTGCTTTGAATGGTCTAAATTTATTACCGGACATTTCATATTTAACACCTAATCGGTCTAGTTGTTTTTTAGCCATATCAATAGCTGTTTCACCAGATTTGGTTTCGTAAGCTGCGGTAATAGCTTCTTTTAGTTTTTTAACTAAATCTGTTTTTTTATTCTCGTCTAAAGGATTAGAGAAAAATTCTTTTATTTTTTGAATATCGTTCATTTTTTCTTATATAAATAGTCTGTTAAAAGGGAACCAATAGCACCCACTTTCTGTCTTATAAATATCCATTCGTCTTTAGATAATTTATGCTCTTTATCATTAAATGCTATTCCTATAACACCAATAAAATGAGTATCTAAATCATCTATTGCTAACATATAAAATGATTTGGTACCATAATCTTTAGCAAACATACTTAAATCATAATTTTCATCAGAATTATAATTAACAATAGATAATTCTCCGTCTTTATATAATTTAGATAAAGCTTTAGGAAATAAAGATACTGGTATTTGTTGAAAAATATGTTGAATAGCTGCTGTATCCGGAGTTAATTTTTCATAAAAAATAGAAAATTTCTGGATTGATTTTCCTGTAGGATAAAAATGACCACCATTATGAAATTGTCCTATCCAAACTCTATCACATCCTAATTCTTCCATTAATTGATCTAATTGATTATCAACTAATGAATTAAGATCAATAGCTTCTTTTACAGAAGAAACTTTTGGTGATGAGTCTAATTTGTTTTTAAACCATGTCATTAATAAAGGTCCTATTACAGCAGTAATAAGAGCTACAATAATGGTTGTAAGCATTGCTAATGTTGTCATTCTTTTTTCTGTTTTTTAAGATATTCTAACGCCTCTTCTTTATATTTTAATAATTGTTTTTTACCGGTACCATCCCACTTTTCAACATCTCCAGCTTCAGTAATAAATGTTTCTTTTTCATTAATCAATTCATTAAACCATACTTCAAAATCTTGAATTGTTCCATCTAAATGTTGATTAATAACTTGTTTTTCAAATTCTTCTAATTTACCTTCTTTACGTAAATTATGTTCAAAATCTACTTGACAATTAAAACAATGTCCATACATTATAAACCATTTTTTATCTAAATGTTGTTTTGTTGCTTTAGAACATTTAGGACAAAATAAAGGTAACACAATACCTTCTTTTGCTTTATCTAGTTTAGTAATATTTTGTTTTACACCGTTTTTAATAGTCCATATTCTACTATCTTCTTCCCAAACATCACCTTCATTATGAAATTCTTTTGCTTTTTGATAACCAGTTCCCATAGTAGTTTTGTCTCCATACTTGCCTTGAACAAGGTTACGGAGACGATTAACATCATTATGTTTGAACTCTTTTTTTAAAACCGAATCATTTTTCATTATTTGATTGTATTTTTGATGATTTCTTTTAATTGTGATTTAGTAATTTTACCTGTTTTGCTTAGTATTTCAAACAAATCAGTAATACGATGAGGCATATCAGGATTAACATCACCTGAAGCTCTACCAGGAATCATATCTTGTGGATTAATTGGTTCTTTAGGAGCTAATTCTAATGGAGTAGGATCATAATCAGCATAATCAATATTTACATTAAATCTATTAGCATAATTATCAAATTCTTCACTTGACATAAAATCAGAAACTTCATCTTCACTACCAAAATAACCTGTTTTTTCTAAATCACCAACAAATTTAGCAAACATAGAACCTGGTTTATAATCCATAGGAAATGATTTATCTTTGTACTTTAAAAATACAATAGCTAAACGTTTATCCATTTGTCCTTCCTGTAATCCAGGTTTACCTTTTTTACCTCCGGATACTTGGAATGATAAAGATGATTTAATTTTTTTCATTAATTCATTATCTGGCATTTCAGGTTTTTTAACATCGTTTTCTTTTACTGCTTTTAAGGTAGGTTTATCTTTAGTAACAACATTTACTTTGTTACGAGAAGCAACATCTTTAATTTTAGATGCTAATGATGCTGCTGATGTATCTTTAGTAGTAACATCAATTACCATTTTACCTTCCATCCCAGATTTAATATCTAATTTACCGTCAGGAAAATCTTTTTTCCAATCTTTAGACATTTTTACTTTAACCTCATCGGCTGTTTCTTTAGCTTTATCTCCTGATAATACTAAACGTTTATATGTTATTGGTGCTGCCATGTTTATAATCCTAAATTTTGTAGTTGTTTAATTGTGTCTTGTGTATTTTTATGTAATATTCCGATACCACCTTGTGAGCGCCATTGGTCAACATTATCTTTTCTGTCGTCAATAAGTATTTTATTTCCTCCAGAATAATTTTGTTTTTTTTCAGCTGATGCTAAAATAAGTTTTGTTCCTGGGATGTTATTTTTAACCCATAATCTTTTTCCTAAACGAGATTCATTATTACGAGAAGGAGCAGATAATAATGCAGGATCATATTTACTAATATAGTCCCATAATTGTTTTCCATCAGGCATCCAAGGAATACCTACCCAAAATTTAACTCCTATTTCACTATCAATAAAATTCCAAAATTTTTCAACACCATATTTAGTAATATATTGATCAGGAGTTAATTTTTCAGGATTTACATCTGTAAATCGTTTTTCAAAATCAGCTAATACTCCATCCATATCACAATATATTTTATATTGTTGTTCAGGAGTTGCTGTTTCTTCCTCCTTAAGTTGTTTATAGATATCTGTTAATTTAAGTTTATACATTTTTTATATTATCTTCCCAATTACGTAACATCATGTTTCCTAATTTATAAGCTTCTTCTTCAATTTTAGGTAAATCACCATCTTCATTTGTATTAGTAGTATTAATATTATTTAATCTACCTTCTAAATTTTGCATATGATGAACCATTTCATGTGAAAATGAACGTAAAATATCTTTTGGGTGCCTATTCATAGTAAATAAAGTGATAGACTTTTCATTAGGATCATAGTAAGCCGTTTTACCCAAAAGATCGGATGCATTTTCTTCATCATCCTTTATAACCTTAATTTTAGGCAATGGTTTGATATTCATTCCATTGTCAATCATATATTTGGATAAAGATACGATTCCATCTTTAAGATTCCAACCTTTATTTAAAGCTTCTCCAACTTGTTTACCTAATTCTTTTGCTATTTCATTTAAACCAAAAAAATCATTTTCTTTTACTGGGGCAAAACCTGAGCCATAAGGTAAGGCTGTTCCTGCTTGTGGGTCAGATGCTTCTTTCATTTTACGTAAACGTTCTGTTTTTTCTTTTGATGATTCTTTACGAGATTCAATGTAATCTAAAGCACGTTTTAATCTTGATTTTACTTCAGGATCTTTTGCTTTACCATAAGCGGCTCTTACTCGTTGATGAATTAAATTAATTACTTGAGATTGACGAGCATGTGATTTGGCTTTAAATTGTTTTTTATTTAAAGTATCAACTATATCTTCTTTAGTTTTAAATTTAACTTTAACTGTGTCTTTAGGATCTTCATCTGTGTATAATCTACGACCAGATCCTTCAGGTTTTTTACCTGTTCCTTTTTTAGGATCAGGTTTCTTTTTTCTACCTTCTTCTAAATCAGGATTATTATTATATCCACACTTATGACAAATATATAAATCATCTCCACCATCTGCTATAGGCCATTCCCATCCACAATTATCACAAATAACTTCTGTATCTGTTACTATTTCATTAACTGAATTGGGTAATATAGCTGCTATTACTTCTCCATCTTGTTCAAATTTAACACCAGGAAATGCTTTAGAAATAAATGCTTTATATAAATTATCTCTTTGAGTACCAAAATCTTCATTTCCTTTTTTAGATGGGGAATACATTACTGCTTGGGCTTTAAATTTTTTAATATATTTTTTAACTATATCAGCAATTGTAGACATTACTCTATACATTTCCCCTTTATTAACTACTATTTTAGATGATGAACCTTCAAAACCTTTTGGTTTGGCTGAAAATTCAATTCCTAGGGCTTTAAGAAGATTAGAATCATCATCAAGATAAGTAGTTGTTTCTAAATCAACATAATATTGAGTTTCACTATCTGTTGTAAAACTAGTATAAACAAAATAACCTTCTCTATCAGTTTCTTCCCATTTATATGGTTTAAGACTTGCTTCACCTATTTCATTTACAAATGATGAAGGAGTAATTAAATGAGTTTGTTTAAATATTTTAAGTAAAGTAGCAACAATAACACCACCAGGTAAAACAGCAATAGCTGTTAATCCAATAGTTTTTAAAACATCTTTTAATTGATTACCAATTTGTTCTTTTTGTTCATCAGTTAATGTAATATCACCTTTAGCTGATTGTAAAATTAATTTAAAAGCGTCTTTTGTTTCTTTACTTTCTTGTTTAATAGCTGCTATGAAGTCTTTTATTTTAGATTTCATATTATCTATAATACCTTCTTGAACCATATTTTTCCCCTCTAATAAATCACTAAGTTTATTTATAACATTTTGAGGATTATCCATTAAAATACCAATACCACCGGCTTGTTCAAATGCTTTAATATTTTCAGGTTTATCATCAATTAAAACAGTATTTGGAGTAGCATAAATTGCTTTTTCTTTACCAGATTTGGTCCAAATTGTTTTTATTGATCCTACATTTTTATTTAACCATTCTGTTTTACCATCAATAGGAGCATCAAAAAATCTTTTACCTGTTAATTCTTTATTTGCCTTAGATAACTCAGGAACAGCAGAAAGAATTTCTACATTACTAAAATTATTTTGAGCAAAGTCAATCATTTCTTTTGAACCAGATAACCATTTAGCACTAGTCCAAAATTCAATATTATCAACAGTATCTGAAGCTTTAATAGGACGTTCTTCTCCAGTTTCAGGATCAGTAATAATCATACTACCTAAACGGTTAGAATAATCAGTCAAAGTATCATCTACATCAAAATAAATGATATAATCCTGATTTTTTATTTCTAAAATATCTTCTAATAATATCTTAGTAAGTTGATTCATTTATTTTAAGGATTTAACCTTTTCAGCAGCTGCTTTTCTTTTTTCTTCAATTGATTTTTTAGCTTCACGGAATTCATTCATAGCATCTTCCATTTCTTTAAGTTGCTTTTCATATTCCATTAAAGACTCATTAGCCATACGATTTGCCTCAGATCTGTTTTTGTAAACACCTTTGACGTCATTCATTTTGATTTCATCAAAAACGGTAGATTCACATACCATTTCTTCTTTAGTCATACCTTTTTTAGGTTTTTTAACTACGTAAAATTTTCCAATTTCATCTACTACAGAAGGACCTTCTTCTTTAATAGGTTTTTTAGCTTGTTTTTCTTCTACTTCGTTAAGTAAGTCTAATAGTTTTCTCATTTGTTTATAAAGTTAGTGATTTTTGTTTGTGCTTGTTCTAAGTTATCAAACTCTGGTTGTGTATTAAGAGTTTGTTTTATGTCTGAATATATTTGTTGGGTTTCTGCTTTTGATTTTGCTACTTCCTCGGGTGATTTTTCTTTACCTATTTTTCCTAATGGTTCAATATATGTTTTGTAAATATATTCTTCATCAAAATTTTTATTAGCATCATCAGGATCTAAATTTAATAATATAAAGTCACCACCAAATGCTTGTCTATACGTGTCTATATTTTTATTAGCATCGCGCCAAGAACGAAGTATAATACCTGGTAATAATGATCGTTTTCTGTTTTTATTACGTTCTAATGAGGTAATAGGCGATACATAAGTCATTAACATAAATGTATCATAACCTAATGCTTCTAATTCTGTTTTTTTCTTAAGTAGATTTTTAGAAGAACCCCCAACACTATCAATAATAATATTTTTTAAGTTTTTAGTTGCTTCTTTATATGTAGTGTCTGTAGTTTTTTTAGCTTGACCCATTAATTCACCTGCTTTTTTAAGTTCATCAGGTGACATTTTAGCTAATTTCATTCCAATACCAGAGGCCTTTAACAAGGCCTCATAGGTATCATCTACATTAATAGTATTAAAATTAGAGGGTACTAATTTTTGAGCAATATAAGACTTACCCGATCCAGCTGGACCAGCCATAAAAATTGCTTTTGGCTTGCCTTCTATTTCTTTTAATAAAGATATCAGTCCAATCATGGATATTGTTTGTCATAAATATTACAAAACTCTTTTTACTGTAGTTTTAAATTCGGTAAATGAAGGACCATCTTGAGGATGTTCTAAATCAAATAAACGTTTTACTGTTTTAAAGATTTCAATATTTTCTTCTTGGTTACGAGTAGAAGTAACTACTTCCCATCCTTTACCAGTCATTTTTTCTTTATTTTCTTTTCGTTTAGATGATTTTAACCATAGAATACCATAGTTATCTACTTCTTTTCCATAACACTCTTTATAACATTGTCCATAAACGCATGTCTGTAATTCATATGTGCTATGCATCATATTAGAAGTTTTAACGTCTAATAACCAAAGTTTACCGTCAATTTCACAAATTAAATCACAGGTACCTGCTACTTTTAATTCATCTGAAAATAAATGTACTTCAGTTTCAATTAGTTTTGGATTATAAAGTTCCCAAAATTCAACAAAACGTAAAAACATTTGCCAAATATCAGGATCACAAATAGGATTACTCCATTTATCTAAAAAGCTTATTTCCTCACCATTCAAATATTGTTCAACAAAATCATGTACTTTAGTTCCATCTTCAGCTGCTTTTTTAACAATGTAATCAGCAGAACGGCCCATGTTTTTAAGCCATTCCTCAAATTGTTTTCCTTTAGGATATGAACTTAATACATAAGTTACTGAGGGATAAAATTCACCGTTTCGTCTATAATAACGTGAATCGGGTAAAGTAATTTGTTTGTGGTCGTCGGAGATTTCTAAGATTCTATTGTAAGAGTGTTTGATTTTTGTCATAAAAATAGTTTTTTCTCAAGTAAATTTGAGAATGTTAAGGGTAAGGTGTCTGAAATTGTGTTTATGAAATTCTTAAAACCCATTTCACTTGGGTCCTTATCTTGCATGTCTACAAGATAAACTTCTTTGCCTTCGTTCATCAAACGCTCACAAAAACTTAATGCTTGTTTTTGAGCGTC